CCAGGAAATACAGTTTTACGAGAAACTGTAGTAGCTACAGGAACGTTAGATGTGATTGGTAGAGATGAGGTTTTTCTACAGCCCCCCTGGCCTGTAGAAGAGCGACCCGCTCGTCTCAAACCTTTCACAAATGAAGAAGGTCAACGACTTGACCCTATGGCAATTGCCTTGGATAAATATAAAGGCAAAATTGTCAAAGCAATACCTCCGTTCGCTCTGGACGATAGGTGTTGGACTGGTGTTTTTGGTCATACAGATTGGTCCAAATATCGTGTACTTACGATAGAGGAGGCTATTTGTGGCGCACCCGACCTTGGTTTGCCACCAATAGACTTCAACACATCCGTAGGCTTCCCCGAATGCGGATATGGTTGGACTAGACCAGACTTCTTAAAGAAGACACCATTTTGGATTCACCCTAAACTCTTGGCGCGAATAGAGTTGATTGATTCCAAATTAAAACAAGGCATTATTCCTCGGAATTTTGTTATCGCCACACTTAAAGACGAATTACGCCCGCTGCGTCGCGTAGCAACGGGAACAACACGTAAATTCGATAATGGCGAACTTGCTTGGTTGATCGAGGGACGTCGTTATTTTGGAGCATTAATGATGGACCACGAGCATGAAAGAATGTCAGACATGCAGGTAGGAATCAACCCCTATTCGTTAGCATGGAAATTGTTGTATGAGAGACTTGAGCGTTTTGGATCAAACTTGCCCAATAAGTTTGCTTCAGACATCAAGAATTTTGATATACACTATTTTCACTGGATGGCCGATGGCTATGCATATCATTTCGCACAAGGTCGTGGAGTCTCAGAAGACCACGATGATGTAGTAGTGATCTTCGGTTACCTACGAGGATCATTCTACGTGTGCGAGATAGTAGGCGATGAGGTTTACCTTGTCGTCATTATGCCGTCTGGAACATTAGTAACTTCGTATATGAATACTAATGGTAATTCAGTGAAACATAGAAATATCTTTTACATTCAATGTAATAGGTTAGAGAAAACTCTCGATTTCGATGATTATATCGAGGCTTGTTTTTATGGTGATGATGCACTAGGTGCCATCGACATGAAAATAATGCCTTGGTTTAATGAAATTGTTATCGGTGAGTTAGCTAAAACTTACTACAATCATACACACACAGCCGCAGATAAATCAGAGACCCTAAAAGAAGGTGTCGTGCTCAATGAAGCACAATTTCTCTGCCGCTCATTCGTTGAAAGAAGTGGACACGTCTATGCCCCTTTGACAGAAACAACTCTCAAATCAATGGTTCAGCACGTTAGACATACTAAGGAGTATTCTGATGAGCATCAATTGATGGTGAATGTACATAATTCACTACGTGAGTGGTTTTTTCATGGACCTGACAAATTCGAGAATGCGAAGCGCATCTTGAATCGATTTCTTACCGCAGTACGACAGCCTGTCTTTACGCCGTCGTACTCGGAGTTAGAAGCCGAGTCAAATAGATTGTATCTATGTTCTTAAACGAAAAACTGGGCAGAGAATAGCCCGAAAAAATCCCCAGCAGATGGTGAATCTGCAGTGTACCTACGAGCTCGTCGTGGAAAATTGTTGTGTTGTCTTGCTTTTAAAGACTTCATAATGGAGCAGTGATAAGATCTTACGTCTTTTGCCCGTCTGTAATATAACTTACTTACTCCTAGAGAAAATGGCTTCGCTATCCTTCCTTTGGTACTTGGAAAGGCTATGCGAACTACAGTACCGCCGCACAAACAACAAGTGTAAACGTTGAATCACCAATAGTCCCTGAGTCTGGTGATGTCTCTGTAACTGATACTCAGAACCAAGTCACATTCGCGGACAGTTCGAATGTGGTTAAGCAAGAGTCAGTGAACCAACTGATGAAAGCTTATGGCGCAACAAATCCATTCCCAAATGAAACGCCAGAAAAAGTCCTTACTAGGGTTGTCAAAATTGAAACAGTCACATGGAATAGTAGCTTTACGTATCAAACTTTTGATCTCCTTAATACAATTGTCCAAGCCTCGGTGCAGCTACAGCACCTTTTGGGAAATTTGAATGGGACGTTCGGAATGTTTCGTTATCTTAGAACAGGGTTCAAGGTAACAATCAAACTAAATTCGACTCCCTATCATCAAGGCGCTCTGATAGCCTCATGGATTCCACCTCAATATCAGGACACAAATGCAACCATTCCGGAGCTCGCAGCCGGTAATCATGGTGTCATTCTCTCCGCTTCCACTCAAGATCAGTGTGAATACGACATACCGTTTATAAGTATGAATCCTTGGTTTGATACGTACAAATTTGATACACTTCGGGATGGCCCGAAATTGATTTTGACGAATCTAAATTCCTTGGTAACTTCTTCACCATCTGTTTCAGATTCAGTTCCTATTACAATCTGGATACAGTTGGTGAATCCTGAAGTTACAGGGTTTT